CATCATACCTTGCTTTCCAAAGAGAAATCTTTCTTCACATGGCTGCTTGCGAAGTTGATCCCCGTTGTTTCGGTCAGCTTTATACTAAGTGTCGTCGTTCTGGCTACACTAATATATGCTCTGCTGTCCTTGTGGACGAGGCTAGTCAAGTTAAAGAGAAGCTGTTGGGCATTCAGTCAAAGACTGGTAAAGACGCGCAAGAAAATATTTTCATGAAAAAGGTAGTTGCGATCTTCCGCAGCTATCCTTTCTTCTTCAAGCCAATCCAGGACGGTACCACTAACCCCCGTATGGAGCTAGCCTTCCGTGAGCCTTCGAAGCGTATCACGAAAAACAACAAGACCTCCTACAGGGGCGACGCGCTGAACACAGTGATCAACTGGAAGAATACCACCAACAATGCATACGATGGTGAGAAGCTGCACATACTGTATCTCGATGAGGCGGGAAAGTGGGAGAAGCCCACAGATATTCGTGAAGCATGGAGGATAGAAAGAACCTGTCTTATCGTTGGTAGAAAGATTGTAGGTAAAGCCATTATGGGTAGCACGGTCAACCCAATGAACAAGGGTGGCAACGAGTACAAGGGTTTGTGGTATGACTCTGACCCCAACGAAAGAAATAGTAACGGTAGAACCAGGTCGGGCCTGTACAGAATATTTATCCCCGCATACGAAGCGCTAGAAGGTTTCTTTGATCAGTATGGAAACCCAGTTGTAGAAGATCCAGAGCAAGAGGTAGAGGGAATCGATGGCGACTTCATCACCATCGGAAGCAAGACTTATTTAAAAAATGAACGAAGGTCATTTAAGGACAACCCTTCAGAACTAAACGAGGTGACCAGGCAGTTTCCGTTCACGGAGGATGAGGCATTTAGGGATAGCATCGAGGGCAGTCTATTTAATATTGGAAAAATCTATCAACAGATTGAGCACAACGAGGAGTTATTTCCAGATCCAGTAATCAAGGGAAACTTTACCTGGAAAGAAAAGGACAAAGAGGTAGTGTTCTCGCCTACACCTAACGGTAGGTTCAGGGTCTGCTGGATGCCAGACATTACGCAAAGAAATATTGTAAAAATAGACAGAGGTAAAAAGGTAGCCCCGTTTGGTGAGTACGGTTGCGGCGGCGTTGACTCCTACGACTTGGACGCCACGGTAGACGGTAGAGGGTCGAAGGGTGCGTTACACATGTACAACAAGTTTAGCCTGAACCGTCCGCCCAATATGTTCGTAGTAGAATATGCTTCTCGTCCAGACCTTGCCAGTATATTTTATGAAGATGTTTTAATGTGTGCGTTTTACTACGGCTACCCGTTGCTTGTAGAGAACAATAAGTATGGTATTGTAAGATACTTTGAATCAAGAGGTTACGACGGTTACTTAATGGATAGGCCAAAGCACCTGCTAAGTAGTTCTTCACATGTTAATGTTAAAACAAAAGGTATACCGTCTAACTCTCAAGACGTCATCCAATCCCACGCTCAGTCAATAGAAAAGTATATCCACGAACACGTCGGCGTTGACTCAGAAACGGGTGAGGTTGGTAAGATGTATTTCAACAGGACGTTAGAAGACTGGATAGGATTTAAGATAGACAAGAGAACTAAGTTTGACTTGACTATTAGCTCTGGCTTAGCCCTCCTCGCTGCCCAAAAGCCCAAAGAAAAAGAAAGATCTAACTTCAAGGAGAAGGTGTTTTTCAGGAGATATAAGGTCTAGCCCGTATTTGTTATATTTGCAAAATACGCCTATAGCGCTATCAACAAATGAATTACACAAACAACAAGCGTAAAAGCTCTTTTCCTGATCCTCTTGCTAGCACAGAGACTAAAAAAAGCAACGCTTATGGATTACAGTATGCAAAAGCTATAGAGTCTCAGTGGGGAAAAATATCAACCGCCTCTTCATTGTACGGAAAGAGAAATGTTATTTTCGAAAGAAGCAGGGACTACGCGAACGGCACACAGGATACTAACATTTACAAAAAGCTTTTAAGATCCCTTGCGCCAAATGATGGAGACGGTACTCTTCTTAATCTTGATTACACCCCAGTACCGATCCTTCCGAAGTTCGTCAGGGTGGTTGCAAATAAAATACTGTCTCGAAACCCGTACCCAAATCTTGAAGCTGTTGATCCTCTTTCCTCTTCGGAAAAAAACAACAAAAAAAGATCTATAGAGCTTCAGGTAGAAGCAAAGAAACAGTTACAGCAACTGAAAGAAAATACAGGCATGGTTATCGGAGACGATCCTGATAGCTTACCTGATTCTTTGGAGGAGGTAGAAATACTTGTAGGTACTAACGTAAAAACCGATGCCGAGATAGCAGCTCAGATCGGAACCAATATGACGCTTTCTTGGAATTCGTTCAATGATAACGTTTTTAGAAGGTGCGTAAACGATTTGGTTGCTCTCGGCATGGCCGTTGTAAAAAGAAGCAACGATCCCAACGAGGGCATCAAGACTGATTATATAGACCCATCCAGGTTTATTCATAGCTACACTGAAGATCCTGGGTTTAACGACATGATGTATGCTGGTCATGTTAAAACTATTTCCATACAAGAGCTGAAAAGACTTGCAGGTCACGAGCTAGACGAAGAGACGTTTGAGCAGATAGCCAAGTCGGTAAGAAACAAAGAGGGCAATGACCCGAACGCATACAACAGGCACTCGTACAACAATCGTATGATGCGTCAGGAGTATGGCTATGATGAATACACGGTAGACGTCTTAGACTTTGAGTTTATTTCTGTTGACTGCATCTTTTTCGAGGAGAAAGAAAATCGTTTCGGCAATACAAACTTCTTTATGAAGGGGTTTGACTACGAAGAAAAGCAGGGTAGCGTTTTTGATAGGAAGCCTCACAAGATGGAGATATCCACCGTGTACGGGGGCTCTTACATAATGGGTGGGTCTAACATCATGTTTAATTATGGCATGATGAAAAATGTACCTAAGAACGTACATGATCTTTCTAAGTGCAGGCTTTCATACTCTGTGGTTGCGACCAACCTTCGCAACATGATGCCTAAATCCATGGTGGATAGCTGCACTGGTTTTGCTGATATGTTGCAGCTGACACACCTGAAGATTCAACAAGCTATCGCCAAGGCAAAGCCCGATGGCTTGATCATTGATATCGAGGGATTAGAAAATGTACAGCTCGGAAAGGGCGGAGAGTTACAGCCCCTGGACCTGCATGATATCTACGAGCAGACTGGTGTTTTCTACTACAGGAGTAAGAATCCAGAAGGTGGATTCCAGAACCCTCCTGTAAGGGAGATTGGTAACAGCATCCGAAACATCAACGAGTTGATTGGTTTATACAACCACTATCTCCGAATGATCCGTGACACAACGGGTATCAACGAGATGATGGATGCGTCTACACCGAAAGGCGACACGCTCGTTGGTGTTCAGCAGCAAGCCATAGCGGCAGGCAATAACGCCATATATGATATCACCAATGCTTCTATGATTCTTTACAAGAAGGTATGTGAGGATATCGTAAAGTGCATGCAGATCTTGCCTAAAGATTGTGTTTTGTACAAGCATTATGCTAATGCTATAGGAAAAGAAAACATGGGCGTTCTTTCCTCGTTTAGCGATTTGCCAATGTACAACTTCGGGGTGCAAGTAATCAAGGAGATGGAGGACCAGGATAGAGTCTACCTTGAGCAAAACATACAAATGTCTTTGCAGCAAAAAGAGATAGACATAGAGGACGCGATCGTGATCCGCAGCATGAAGGATGTTAATCAGGCGGAGAGGTTATTGGTAATACGCCGCAAAAAGCGCATGGCTAAAATGCAAGAAATAGCTCTGCAAAATTCTCAGATGCAAGCCCAATCTGCACAACAAGCAGCCCAAGCCGCTTCTCAAGCTAAGATGCAAGAGATGCAAATGGAGGCTCAGCTCGAAGCACAACAGCTTCAGCTCAAGAGCCAATTAGAAGCTCAGCTTGAACAGGTTAAGCACCAGTTCAGAAAAGAGATTGAGCTAATTAAAGCTCAGGCGACACTTGGTTTTAAAACTGATGAACAAGAGTTTAAAGAAAAGCTAGAGGTGCTAAAAGAAGATAGAAAAGACGATCGTGTTAAGAAGCAGTCCGCCGAGCAAAGCAAGTTGATTTCTCAAAGACAGGGGTCAAGAGGGGAGCTTCCAGAGGCTTCCGATAGTGTAGACAATATTGTAAACTCGTTATTAAGCTAACATGAGTAAAGTAAATTTAGACGTAGCAGAGAAGTTAGATATCACTTGCAGAAGAGGTGATACGTTTTCGTTGACCCTAACTTTGAAGGACTCTTCAGATACAGCTTTGCAGTTGTCTACTCTTGGTTACGAGTTTTTTATGAATGTAAAGTCAAATGAAAAAGACAGCTCTGGAGAGAGGTTTGTTATCGCCTCCTCTAGCACAGCTTCTCAGAAGTCTCCCACATCGTCTCGTTTAACTGATGATCAGGTTCAAAAATTAGCTGGCATTTTTACTTTCGATGATGCTAGTGATAGCGGCACGGTAGTGTTAAATGCTAGCGCTGCAAGTATGGCGAGCTTTCCTGTGGGTAGGTTTTCGTATGATATTCAACAGCTAGTTGGTGGTGTAAGAACTACGATACTCAGAGGTTCATTTAAGGTTAACGAAGATATAACCCTCTAAGATGGCTGTAGCAGTTACTTCTAGCGGTGGAAACTCTGTCACCACTACGGAAACTGGTGGCACTACGATTACTGTAAATGAATCTTCTACTTCCGTAACAGTTACTCCTCCTGCCTCTAGCTCCATAACGGTAACAGAAAAGGGGCCCAAAGGAGACGCTGGCGCTACTGGTCCAGCAGGACCTCAAGGCATTCAAGGCATTCAAGGCCCAGCTGGAGCTGACGGAGGAGGAAATGTTTCTCTAGATCTAAGCCCGCAGCTAGGGGGGAACCTCGATGTTCAGGCCAGGTCTCTTTTTACCAGCACCACCAACGGCGACATACAGTTCACCCCCAATGGAACTGGAAGCATAAACTTGGATGGTACTGTTAAGTTCAAGAGATTTAGCACCCCTCCCGATCCGTTTGAGGGAGGCATGTACGCAGACAATGCTGACAACCTATACTTCGGGGTTAGCGGATCTTAATAAAAACACTATCTTTACAAAAAATAAGACATGAGCGCAGTTTGGAAAAAAATATTAACAGAGGCAGACGCACAAAGAGACCTTATAGCTGGCGCTGGCCTTTCTGGAGGAACAAATAACAATGTTCTTATTGGCTCTGATGCCGATGTTACTATCGCGGTTGACATTAATGGTGCTACTGATCTTGGTAGTGGTGTTGCATCTGCCGATGAGCTTTTAATCTCTGATGCTAACGATAGCAACAACATTAAAAAAACTACCGTAGGCGATATTGTAAACCTTGCTGGTAGTGGGGTTAGTGGCAATACGTTTGCCAGTGATTTAAAGATCGGTAGAGACGCAGACAACTTAATTGACTTTGCCACCGCTGATAATGAAATTACATTTAGGGTGTCGGCTGCTGACGTCTTAGAGCTTACAAACGCTAACACTGGAGACTCTGTGCTTACGGTATTGACGGCAGATAAGAACTTCACAATCAAAGGAACTGACGGTTCTTCTGCGATCACAGCCCTTGACATTGATATGGCGGCGGCTGGTCAGGCCACCTTTAACGGAGAGATCGTTGCCCCTTCATTGGACATTAGTGGAAACGTTGATGTTGACGGTACATTGGAAGCAGATGCAATTACCCTGAATGGTACGGCCCTTTCTTCTACGTTTAGCCCATTGGCTGGTGGTAGTGATATCGTTACTACTGGCGCTCTTAACAGTGGTTCTATTACTTCTGGCTTTGGAAACATCGATGTTGGCAGTAGCTCAATATCAGCTGGTAGCTTTGATGCTTCGGATGGAAATATCACTAATGTAGGCGACATTGACGCCGACTCTATCTCTGTTGCCGATGCAGGGAATGGTTTAAATATTGATTTCTCTGGAGGAAATACTGGCACTAGCGCTATAACTATCAAGGATAATGTTGCAGAGGCACTGGTTATTCAAGAGGGGACCAATGACTACCTTCAGATTGTTACCACAAATGGTAGCGAGGCTCTAAAGATTGGTCATGGCGTTTCTGGTACTGCGATTACGATCGGCCACGGCACGTCAGAGGTTACCATTGGGGACAACCTGACTGTGACGGGTAACTTAACGGTTAGTGGAACTACCACTACTGTTAACTCAACTACATTAACAATCGATGATCACATTATTACAGCTGCTTCTGGTAGCGCTAACGCTGCTACCGCTGGTACTGCTGGTCTTGAGATAGACACATCGGATGGAACACAACTCCCCTTTGTGGGCTTTGTAGATGGCGAAGGTTTGACTGAAATGGTCGTCAAGGCAGAAGGAAACACAACTCCCTTCCCTATCGCCATCATGGAGTTTAGTAACAACTCTACAGCCCCATCAGGGAATGCTGGCGGTGTAGGTAGTTTTCACTTTGACACAGGAGATGACAAATTGTATGTTAGAATAACATAATGAGTGCCATATTAAAAAAGCAGGGCATTGACACAAAAGAATTCAATGCTCAAGAATTAAATTACCTGCTCTCTCTTATTTCTAAATCTAATTTTGAGGGTAGGGATGTCTTCGTAGTTGCAGACATTGTAAATAAAATCAACTCAAAAATTAAATCTAATGAAGCTCGAAATCAATGAGGTTCAGATCTTAAATCAAGCAATATCAAACTCTACGATTAAAGGTTCTGACGCAAAAACAGTTTCTGTAATTATCACCAAGCTGGAGAAAGAGTTCGAAAGACTGTACAAGCTCCAGGAAAAAAAGTAAGATAAGTGAGCGCAGTTTGGAAGAACATATTAACAGAAGCTAGCACTTCCGCCACTAACCTCACGAGTATTGGCACCCTTACGACTTTGAGCGTTGACAATATTACCGTTAACGGAAACACGATAAGTTCCACAAACACCAACGGTAATATTTTATTGGAGGCCAATGGAACTGGCAAAATAGAAGTAAGAGGTAATACTAATTCTGGTGCTGTAATTCTAAACTGCGAGGATAATAGCCATGGTGTAACATTACAGGCTCCAGCTCACGGCAGCTTTGCTGGTAGCTACACTTTAACGCTTCCTATCAATGATGGGGATGCAAATCAGTTTTTGAAAACTAACGGTAGCGGTGTGCTTTCTTGGGATGACCCAGCTGCTCTTACTGTAGCACAGGGCGGAACTGGAGCTACTTCGTTTGCTGACAAGGCGGTTCTTATCACTCAGGATAGTGGTACCGACACGGTATCTGCTGCGGCTATGTCTAGTAACGGTCAGCTGTTAATTGGTGGCACAAGCGGCCCCGCTGTAGCTACCTTGACGGCAGGCAGCAACGTTACAATCACCAACGCTGATGGAGCCATAACGATAGCTTCTAGTGGCGGCGGCGGCGGCAGCGGAATTGCCAGCGTCTCTGAAGATAGCACCCCAACGCTTGGCGGTGATCTCATTGTTGGGAGTAATGACATCAAGTCTGTTGGTGATGTGGAGGTAGTTGTAGATAGCGACAGCAATACATCGGACAGCTCATTCACTGTTAAGAACGGAGCTGGAACTGTTTTATTTAGCGTTAACGAGTCTGGTATTACCAGCGGCTTGTTAACTACTACTACTCCGACAACCACTTTAGCAAGTAGCTTTCAACAGCAGACTTCTGCCGCTGGTACAGTAGATAATTTTGATTCTAACGCAACATACGTTGCAAAAATATTTAATAGTGGTGGCACCGAACAAACGAGCAACCCAGTTACGATAAGCAATAGCGGCGGAATAAGCTTTACAGTTCCTTCCGTGGTAGCTCAAGGGTATGAGCTTAGAATAACTGCTTCGATCCCTGGTAAACTTAGAAGCGTCGAAACGGTAGAAACTTTTGCTGTAACTGCCAATACTACCTTCACGTACTGGAGAATTCAAGGAGTTGATTCAAGCGGCAACAACACTTCTGACAGGTTCTTTTTGCTTGATGTTCAGTTTTTTACTGGGGCGAACAAAACTGGAACTGAATATCCCACGGCTGACTTGACTTCAGACTCAGGCGGGGGCGTAAACGTAACCAGTGGCTATGAACACAGTAATGCTTCTTATGCAGACTGGAAAGCTTTTGATAATAGCGCTGGGACAGGCCACTGGACCATAGGGAATAGTGTTGCAAATAATAACTGGGTCCAAATTGAACTTACTGGTGGTTCAACTAATTTGCAGAGTATAGCTGTAAGATCCAACACAACCTATCATGACTGTGACGGTTTAAAAATAATGGGGAGTGACACTGGTAGTTTTTCTGGAGAAGAGGTTCATGTTGATACAGTCACTGGAAACGACACTACTTCTTCCACAACAAGTAACTTCTAATCATGACGCTAAAAGAGGGAGCTACACAGGAGATAAACTCTAGATGGCCTGAGCACAAGCAAAGGAACTGCGCTCTTGTGAGGGATTTTTATGGAGATCAATATTACAAGAATATGTCCTCTGGTATTAGGCTTGTAGTTGATTTATATCAAGCGCTAAAAGAATCTGGAGCATCTACTTGGTCTATATCTTCTTCTGATTCCTCTATACTAGATGACCTCGCTGGAATCTGACTGTTTTGTTTTTATTATCTTTGCTGAATGTCTAACACAAGAGTAAAGAATCTCCTTAAGAAGCACGGGTTATCTGGGGTGAACAAACCCAAGAGAACTCCACAGCATCCTAAGAAGTCTCACATAGTGTTAGCGAAAGAAGGAAACAAAGTAAAGCTTATACGTTACGGTCAACAAGGTGCGAAGACAGCGGGTAAGCCAAAAGCTGGAGAGAGCGACAGGATGAAGAAGAAGAGAGCCAGCTTTAAGGCTAGACACAGACGCAATATCGCTAAAGGCAAAATGAGTGCAGCGTACTGGGCTAATAAGTCTAAGTGGTAATGAAAGCTATTAAGTATAAGAAGGGCGGGAAGTTTACCGTCACGAACAAGAAGATGTCCATCGACCCACCGAAGGGTTTTCACTGGATGGAAGAAGGTGGTAGATACTATCTCATGAAGGGAGATTATAAGCCACATCCTGGCGCGGTCGCTAAAGCTACCTTTAAAATGGCTGACCATCCGAAGAAGAAGTGATGGCAAAGAAGAAGAAAATAAAACCCATCAAGCGAAAGATTGACTTTGATATGAATCTTCCTGTTATGGAAGAAAGATCACCGCAGAGGAAGATTGCTAAAAGCATTCTTCGGGCTAAGCTTGAAGCTCAGGCCGCGAAGGTGAAACCAGGAGAAAAAAAGGTTGTCCGTAATTTAGTTGAAGGCAGGGACTACCCAGAGATTAAATTGTTTCAGGATGAAAGAGGGTTTATAGCTAGGCCAAAATTATCAGAACCAGCTACTTTGAAGAACGGTGGAAACCTTAAGCAGCAGGCTGCTATTGCCATCGCCATGAAGAAGGCTGGCAAGAAGCCTAAGTCCGCAAAGAAGGGGATGAAGTTCAACCCGAAGTATACTCGTGGCAGCGCTGACGTGGGTAAGAGAAAGCAGCTGATGCAACAGATTAGCGAGATATACAAGAAGCACAGAGGGACAAAAGCCAAAAGAGAGAAGAAGGGCTTCCCCCCTGCTGTAGCCGCGAGGCTCAAAAGACTCATGGCACAAAGAGATAAGATATAACCTTTAAAAAATATAACTATGGATCACGGTAAGAAAAAAATGATGATGGGCGGAAAGATGAAAGTCAAGAAGATGCCAGGCGGCGGCATGATGAAGAAGCCTATGATGATGAAGCATGGAGGCAAGCACAAGATGCCTATGTACATGTACGGCGGTAAGACGTTCAAGGATGGCGGTAGCTTGATGGCGGCTTTGATGAAAGACCCAAAGCAGAGAGCACGAGCTAAGAAAATGCTCGGAATGTAATGAAAGTCAAGAAGCTAAA